CCGATTCCACCAATTCAGCGTCTTCCGTCTCGGCCTCATCAGCATCCTCCGTTATTTGCAGTCCGTTGCCTACGTCTTGTCCGGCCAAGCCGGTGTTCATGTCGTTTTGCTCTGCAACAATATGTGGCTCGTAACGAACCCATGCAGTACCGCGCCCACCAAGCAGACGGTCAAATACAGCGTTATCCATCGCGGATTTGTAGTCGCTGTAATGCTCAATCTCATATTCCAAGGCACGCTCAAGCATCATCGATGCAACGCGGGCAATTGGGTCGTTATCTCTAAAGCGTCGGCTTACGTCCGGACGTGGCAAGCGGGCAAAGATGGCTGGCTTAATGACTTGGACGTTAGACCAAAGGATATTGAACCGAGCGTTAGGGTTGTTGCGGGTGCGGCTGTCGTCACGATAGCGCTTGATGATTCGGGGGACTCTTGCCTCCCACTCCCTGAAAGCCTTGTCATATTGGGCGATGGTGTTATACCAATCCTCGTAGGTCTTATTCAGGGTGTCGTTCATATTTAATACCTTTGGTGAGTAGTCTTAGGTGTGCTTCGCCACATTTCTTCAAGAGTTACGTCAGTCTGTCCGACAAATATGCCTTTAAGCGGTTGATTTTGCTTTTCAATTTCTGTTTCATCTCGCCAAGCAATAGAAAGCATTCTAAAAGCATCCGCTCCATGACTCGTCCAATCGTGTCTAGGCTTGTCACGAAATACTTTTTTATCTTCATCGTATTCCCTTTGATATTGCCGCAAGCATTCAATCCCGTCCTGACACTTCATTCCATCAAACCAAGTGCGGGCTAATGCCATGCGCGTTGCTTGAATACCGTCTTGAAGTGACAGATTTGGAACTATTTTAAACAAATTTCCACTTTTTTGGGGTAATTTGTCAATTAATTGTTCAATTATTGACTTACCACCGCTTGCCAGTGTCTTGGCTCGTGCATCGTGCGGCAACCAATGCGTGCCATATTCGTATGGTCGCTCCTTGATTTGGTTGGCATAGTAAACAATCGGTTGGCCATGCGCCTCGTGATAGTCCAGCACTCGAATCTCACCATGAATGACCTGATACCACCAAATTGCTGTGGCATCGTTGAACCCCAAGTCCCAAGCGGTATGAACCGGAAACATCGGGTCGCACTCAACCTTGATAATCCTGCCGGCATCGGTGATGAGCCGCATTTCAGTTCCGTAAATGGCTCCAAGAATAGCCGCCTCAAACGAGCATTCAAACTCCTGCTGGTATTGGTCGACCGTCATAGACTTCAAAGCATCGTCCAATTCAGGCTGGGCAATGATGTTGGTTTGGCTAGCGCGCAGGGTTTTTGAATACCATTCGTTGGGGTGCAAGGTCGCATATTGGTGAACGTCATAAAACGCGTTGTGGCCTTTTGGGGTTCCAATAAACACCGCCCAGCCCATTCTGTCGGAAAGTAAGGGTCTGAGGACGCTACCCCATACGCTGGGCTTCATATCCGCGTATTCGTCCAAAATAAGGCCATCAAGGTATAAACCCCGCAGGGCATCAGGATTATCGGCACCAAAGAGCCGTATTCGCGCCCCGTTGACCAATTCCACCCACAGTTCTGATACGTTGTGCCGCTTTCTAAAAGGCTCAGAAAACTGCATCAAATAGTCAAAAGCGATGGTTTTAGCCTGTGCGTAATACGGTGCAATATAGGCATACCTTGCTTGGGGTTTCTTTTCTAGCAAGGCTTTAACGATGAGTTCGTTGATACAGGCGACAGTCTTGCCTGCGCGGCGGTGTGCCACGATAACTGCCCAGCGTTGCTTGCGTTTGTGAAAGTCCTCAAAGATTGGGCGCGGACGATACTTTAGCTTGATATTAGGCATCTGCCCATGAAATCTTTATCTCGCCACCGTCTGCACCGGACACTTCGTTGACCTGAGTTTCCTTCCATCGGGCGCGGGTCTTTAGCCAAAAGATTGCCGCCGCAGTGTTACCCTTTTTAGCCTGCTGAAACAGGGTGCCTGCAATAGCCGCGTTGGCATCAATCCTGCCCTCGTCCAGTTCCTCTTTGTAATACTTGACCAGCGTGTCGGCGCTGATTTTGAGTTTTAAGGCAATATCCTCAAAAGGCACCCCCAAAGCGGCCAAACGCTTGACGGTTTCCCTGTTTTCTTTGGTTGGTACGTGCGTTTTTCCTTGAGCCATTTTATAACTCCGAAAGTTCAGCTTTCTTACCAGTGAAGTCTTCCCAACGCTTTACGATAACATCGCAATACTTGGGGTCTAGTTCCATTAAACGGGCCTTCCTGCCGGTTTTCTCGCAAGCAATCAGGGTTGAGCCGCTACCCCCAAATAAATCCAACACAACGTCCTGTCCTTTGGTGTTGTTCAATATTTGGTATTCCATCAGTTCCACAGGCTTCATGGTGGGGTGTATATCGTTTACCCTAGGTTTTTTGCACTCAATAATGGTGGTTTGTTTGCGGTCTGCCGCCCAAAGGTGAGCCGAGCCTTCCTTCCAGCCATACAGGCAGGGTTCATGTTTCCAATGATAGTCCTGACGTCCCATGACCATGCTGTCTTTTGCCCATATTAGGGTTTGTCTTACCTTCCAGCCGGCATCCCGACACGCGCCCCGAAAGTTATATCCCTCAGAGTCTGCGTGCCAAATATAGAACACCGCGCCCTGTTTCATGACTGCATCTGCCGCAACAAAAGCATCGCGCAAGAACTGACGGAATTGCTCGTCGTCCATGCTGTCGTTCATGATTTTCAGCTTGTCTTTGGTCGCGCCCTCGTAATTAACGTTATAAGGGGGGTCAGTAACCAATATATCAACCAGCCCTTGGGTTAAGGTTTCAACAGCCTCAATGCTGGTGCTATCCCCGCACATTAGCCTGTGTTCGCCCAAAATATACACATCGCCCAGCTTAGTCTTGGGTTCTTTGGGAACTTCAGGAACAGCGTCCTCGTCCGTCAAGCCTTCCGTTACCTCCGGCGCCAGCAGGGAATCAAGCATTTTGCTATCAAAACCAAGCAGTTCAAGGTCAAACCCGTCCTTATCCAAGTCGGCCACCTCAATCTTTAATAAGTCCATATCCCAGCCTGCGTTCATAGCCAGCTGGTTGTCTGCGATGACATAAGCCTTCTTTTGGCTTTCGGTCATGTCTTTCAGTTCAATAACTGGAACCTTTGAATAGCCTAGCTTGCGGGCGGCCATCAGCCTGCCATGTCCGGCGATGATGCCTTTGGTGCCGTCAATCAGGATTGGGTTAGTCCACCCAAACTCTTTGATGCTTGCGGCGATTTGCGCCACTTGAGCATCGGAGTGGGTTCTTGAGTTTTTAGCGTAAGGGATTAACGCTTCTACAGCGACTTCTTGTATTTGCATGGTTAACCAAGTGATTAGTTAATGATGCTTAAATTGTACAGTTAAGCGATGTCCTTCGCAAACTTATTAAAGTGTTTCATCAGTTCTGCTTTACGCTTTTCACGCTTGTCTTGATTCTTTTCAAGCGTGGACTTTTTGTGCGGTTGCAACAAACTGTTTTCAGGTTTGATTTTTTCTTTTTTAAACATTACATACCTTTCTTTGCCATGGCCTCGGCAATATGCTGACGGCGAGGTTTCTTAGCAGTCTTAGCAGATTCTTTAAAGTCTTGGGCGGTTGGTCGACCTTCTTCGCCTGCGCGTTTCATACGCTCACCGGAACCCGCCTTGATACGAGCGCGTTTACGATGAATATTGGCATAAAGTCCGTCTTTCATTAGCATTTCCACCTTGCTCTAGCCGCCTTGCCACGCTCACCAGTCCAGCCTTTTGACCTTGCACAGAAACTGTCGTGCCTTGGGCCGCTTGGGGTTGGTGCTTGTAGATTAGCGTTGTTTTTGCGGTTATAAGCCGCACGTCCCGCCGCAGTCATGCCGGCGCCCTCTTCGGTTGATAAGTAGTGGCGACCTTTGCCCTTTGTCGTTTTAGCAATAGGCTTATCGTGCTTATCCATTGCCGCACGAATTTGGTCGCGCCTGCTCATTACATCTTCTCTTTTGCGTCGCGCTTGCCTAAAAAGCGACCGTAAGCCTCTTCCAGCTTGGCTTTGCGGGTGCCTTTAGCGTTATCGCGCTCGACATTTAAAGCAATGGCAACAGCCTGCTTTTTTTTCATGCCCTCAGATTTAAGTTTTTTGATGTTTTTCCCAACGCTTTGAGCGCTACCGCTTTTATCGAGAGGCATAATTTATCCTTTTAGTTCAAGAACTTAAGTTTGTAAGTCGTGGTGTTAATCAAATCTGCAATTTCATCGATAATGTTTTGCAGTTCTGTATCCTGCGGCAAATCTTGGCGACCTTCTTGCACAAACTTTTGCAATGATTCTAGGTATTTAACAGGGTCTTTTGGTTGATGGTATGCGCTTGGAAAGCTGGTTAACTTGCCGTACTTGCCCATATACGATTCAGCCAGCGTGTCGACCAAGTCCACGATTTCGTCGTAGTAGGTGCCAAGCGCCTGATGCTTTGCGTAGGAGTCCGTACTCCAGTGGAAAAAATGCGTATTGGTTGCCGAATGTAGCAACGTTGCCAAGAAGAGTGAGCAATTTTCTTGCATAGGAAACTCCTGTAGTTACGCAATTATATTAGGTTTTTTGCAAAATCCATACGCTCCAATACGGATATTCGTCAAAAAAATTGTTTTTTTGCTCTTCTGTTGGTTTGTATTCCGAACAAACGAACCGGTTGTATGCCTCAACATCAAACATAAAACCATGTTTTTGAAACAGCCTGTACCAGTACTGTATAGGTTGGATATTCACATGGGTTGGGTCGCCCATGTACATTTCCTTACTTTCACCATCCTTGACTGCATCCAAGCAGATAAACGCGCGACCGGACGGCTTTAGAATGCGCCGAAATTCGTGCAGGATGTCGTCCATATGTTCCTGTGGGATATGCTCTAAAACTTGGGCGGTATGGACTAAATCAACGCTTTCAGTCAGTGCTGGCAGGGATGAAATGGACTCACATATCAGTTCATTCGTATAAAACCCAAATTGTTCGCGCCCAATATCAATCATGTGTTGGTTTAAATCAGCCCCCAAAACGCGCAGATTCAGCTTGTGAAAGCCTTTTAGAATTGAGCCGCAAGCACACCCAGCGTCCACAACAAAGCCGTCTGTGGGGGTTTTGCAGGCCTCTGTGACCATTTTTGCGTATTCTTCCTGCCAATACCCATGACCAAGGTAATCCAGCCCTTTTTCAGCGTGTTCGTCGTAATAATCCTTGGTGTATTCGGTGACGGTTAGGTTATTCACAAGCATTTAAAACCTCGATTTCCACGCGGCAAGCGCCACCTTTTATGATTGCACCGCGTTGCACCATCAAAACATCAATTTGCTCGTCGTTATCAAACACACCGGCATCAGCCAACGCATCCCACAAAGCCTTGATTCGGTTGTCGATGTCCTGCTTACGCTTGTCGCGGGGGTGCAATGTCACCGTCATTTGCAGGCGGGCGGTTCCCAATTTCGGGACTTTGTATTCCAGCACATATTCCTGCACTTTGAGTTTGAACTCTTTGCCGGCTTTGCTTACGAACCTTCTTGTGCCAAGGCTCCCCCAATAATGATTCACAGATGGCGGCAGTGGGAGTGACAATATCAACACAGTTTTTCCAATGCCATTTGTAGTAAATGCTCTTGGGTGAGTCCAAACTTGCGCTCAAATGCTTTCCTACCCAAGTGGTGAAATCCATCGGGTGGAAATCGATGGTGATTAGGGCAGAGGGGGATAACAGGCGCGTCACTTCTTCGAGTACTTCCATTTCGTATATGGTGAAGTTCGGCTGGCGACTCGGTGTAGCCGAGATGCGCACAAAGAATGCACCCGATGGATGCCATTTTTTGATTATGTTGCCGTTCCTGTTTACTTGCCATCTGCCCAGTCGTACCATGTTCTGTAATATTCTTTAAACATATTAATGCCGTTGCCAGCCAAAATACAACTTCCGGTGGGTTGGACGATGTAATACTTGCCAATCCGCGTTTCGTTGTCAGTGTCTCCGTAAATAATCACAACCATAAAGTTATGAAGTGCGGCTAATGACTGTAGCAGTATTTGTTGACCTTTGCTGACCTTCTCACCGTCGCGTTTCCATTCCATCACCAAGAACTTGCCGTTGCGCTCACAAATACCGTCTACATTGCTTGGCACAAAGTTTGGGTTGTCCGGTATTAGTCCTTTAAATTCTGAATAGTCGGTATGCGTGGCATACGGATTACGCATCAGTTTTGTTTGCGTGTTCAAAGGTCTTTTCCTCCAGCTTTTGCGCGGATTCTGACAAATCAACAACCACTTGCAACATCAGGTCAATATCGTTTTTAGCAAGCGCGGCCTCAAAAAACTTAATGTTCATCTTAAGGATTAACAACTCTTCGGTCAGGGTCATACGGTGAGCCTTTCAATTTGACGGTTATTTGCAGATTCGGTTTGCCATGCTTGGAACCGCATCTTGGCGGCCTCCAACTTCCAGCGCAAAGCCTCAACTTGGCGGGTGGCCTCACCGATGGCTTTGGAAAGGTTTTGATATTCCTCAGACCGGTAAGCCTCACGCTCTTGCGCGGTCACCGTCTGTTCGTTGGATTCTGCCATTTTGATGGCCTTCAGGCTAGACTTCCAAACCTCAAGTTCTGCAAGGTGTCCTTTAGCCTCGGCATACGCATCGGAGTGCGTGTAAATGTAGTTTATCGCTTCGTGTGGGTCGTATTTTTCCATATTTCCTTCATCCTTTCTCTCACCTTTTCGGCATCTTCAGGGTATTGCTCAATCAATCGTTTAACCTCATCCCAACCTCTTCGTTGCCCAACTCCTATGTACCAATG